GTTTCCGTTCCGCGTGGGTGCGCTAAGCGCGAGGGTGGTGTGGAATTGCCTACGTATACGGTTGCGATCTGCGCGAGCTGTTGCAAGGCCTACAAAGGACTCGAAGGTTCGCTAGATCGTTGGTGCCGCCCTTAGAGAGCGGAATGATGTGATCGACAGTGAGGTCGCTTGGCGTTCCGCACTGACTGCACCAGGGCTGCTGCTCTCTTAGCTTGCGAGAAAGCCTGCGCCAGCTGGCACCATACCCACGCTCGGTCGCGCTGGGTCTATCCCTGGCATTACTATCTAAGCATTCAGCGCAGCGCGCTGCTTTGCCGACTTTGCCGCACTTGATGCAGGGCCTGAGCATTCAGTCCTCATCGTCATCGTCCAGAGAGTCAAAGTCAAGCACTCGGTCTTTGTCGGCGTCGGATAGAGAGGTATATGCATCAAGAGACGAGCGCACCACTCGAGTGAGTAGGGTCTCGATCGCGTCAAAACTGAGCTCTTGGTCGATGCTCATTTCGGTACCAACGGCGCCAATGTGAACTGAGATTTGCAGTGTCATAGGCTGGCCTGTCTGAATACAAAGATGCCCGAAAATGAGAAGTCTACCACATCGACCACCCCACGCGCAAGCGACACGGCCGCCTTATTCCCTCGGCGTGTCGAGCAAAAGCCCGAGTCGTGGCCACTCTGTCTTGTCCCAGTTGTGCCCTTTGCCTCTAAAGCAAGGGCAGTCCTCGGCCGCACACCTGCAGCCGTGGTCTCTGCACAAGATGAGCCCCTGGTCTAGCTTGATGATCAGCTGGCTGGCACAGAAGGGGCAGCGAAGCCCAGTGCGCAGTGGCTCTGGTCTGTTGCCTATGACGACCTCGATGTGCGAGTGGTGCCCTTTTATCTCAGTCACGATCTCCTCGAACCACTCGGGTCGGTTGCTTTCTGGCCAGTCGTGAAGACGCGCTGCGCACCAAGCCAACGAACGAGCTGGGTTCCTGTTCGGTGTGGGCTCGTCTTGATCTGCGGCGCGCAGTGCGCCTTCCCACCTAAGTGTATCACGTGCGAGCTTGATCTTTGTGTCCAACACGCCAACGCGCAACGGAAGGCGAGGACCTGGGACAGCGCGCGCTCCACTCGGGCCAGACCTGCCAGGGAGCATCGCAGACCCGAGGCGAGAGTACCACTCGGCTAGATCGAGAGCTAAAACGGTGATCTCGGCTAAAGGGTCAGACACCAGAGCTCCCAAAGCCAGAAGCACCGCGCTCTGTTTTGGGAAGCCGATCGACCTGCTGGATAGAGACGCCAAGGGAACGGTTCGAGATAAGTATGTACTGAACCAAGCGCATTCCACGAGTGACGAGAACGGGCTGGTCTGTCATATTCCAGACGCCAGCAAAGAGGGGGCCTGTGTAGCCGCAGTCAATAACGCCCTGCGCCACCATAAGGCCGTGCTTGCGCAGGGTTGAACTGCGACCCGTCAGCAAGCCCCAAGTGCCCTCTGGCAGCTTGACCGCGACGCCCAGCGGCACATCAACAAAGGTCTGGGGCTCGATCGTCGTGTCCAAATCAACGAACAGATCAAAGCCTGCGTCGTCATCGTACGCCTTTGAAGGCCCTTGCGCAGTCGGCGACAGCGCGGTCCATAGCAGGTCGCTCACGGCCAATCGCTCCAGTCGCCGTCGAACTCTTGCATCGATTCAACGATGGGCACTTCAAGCTCTGCCAAGGCGACGCTGTTCTGGCCTATGTTGCCCAGCACGCAGACGGGAATGTTGTGATCAACAGCGTGCTGAATCTCGAGCACGGTGCCGATTGTCAAAGTGCCGCGCACCAAGACGGCAATAACCAAGTTCGCTTTCCCCAAGACTGCGAGGTTGGCTTGATGAACGACTCCGTCTGGGTCAAAGTCCTGCGGCGCAGTCCACGCGCTAGACGGGTCGTACACCCACGCCGACTCTCTGAATGAGCTGAAAACCTCTGCCTTGTATTTCTCGATCAGTCCGTCGTCCGCAAAGTCGATTGGTGCTGCTAGATAAACAATCATTTGAAATCCCCCCAGTGTCCGAAGGCGCGAGAGAACTGCGCCATCTTGGTGTAAATAGCGATATCGTGCCAGGTGTCGTCGCTTGGCGATCTGCCGTCGGCATAAGCGCCGATCAGACGGGCGACTTTGCCCAGCAAATAGAAAGCGATGCCGAGCTCCTCGTTCGTGACTTTGGTCGGCTTGCCGATCATCTGAGACATCGCGTAGCCGATGATCTTCAAGTCGGCACTGCCGTACTCGACCGCCTTTGGCAAGACGTCTCCGAGTTCGTCGTTTGCGGTCTGTGTCCACCAACCGACCAGGTCGTCGGTGCTGGTCTCCCATTTCGGGTTGTCCTCGCCTGTAAAGAGCTTGGCTAGGTTGCGCCAGTCGTTTGGGTTGTCCTTTGGATTCTCTTCCATTAGAGCCACGCCATCGTCGTTGGGCTGGTGCCAAGCAAGCCGACAGAAGCGCCAATCTGCGCCTCGATCTCGAGAATGCAGGCCTTTTGAACATCGTCCAGATCGAACTCGCTCTTGCCGTGTAGCTCTGGAAAGAGGTAGTCGAACATAGTCAGCGCCACCTTGACGGTTGGGGCGCCGCCGTTCGCAACGATCGCCTGACGCACCAAGCCTGGGTCGAATTGACCGACTCGGCGAATCTTCTTGGTCACTGTCGTGCGTTCTGGCTCTATGCCAAGCGCGTCCCAGCTGGTCTCACCGTCGAGCGGCCCAGAGTTGCCAGACACGCGAATCGGGTAGGTGCGAGCCGTGACCCAGACGGTGAATAGATCGACAGCGCGGTCCCAGGGGCTGATGCCAGCCTGACCCAAGAAGTCGATCGCTCTGCAGTCCTGTGAGGTGCAAAAAGGGTAATAGCCTGCGTGCAGACCCAGGCCGTAGCCCTGCGTGCCCTCGATCAAGGCGGTGCCGCCTCTTTGAAGGTGCTCACGAATCAGGCGAGCGGTATCAACGCCGCCGCCGTACAGATCTGCTTTGCGCATTAGACGGTCAGCGCGAGCTGCGCCGATTCCCTTGCTGGTGCTGCCGACTCGCTCGGTCATACCGCCCTCGGCTTCGATGTCGTGGTGGCGAGGCTCCAGAATCGTAGCCTGATCGTCAACAAGCAAGCGAGCGGTGGCTTGATACCCAGCCCTGTCTAGCTGGTCGAGTTCATCGTGAAGCACTTGCAGGTCGATCTCTGAGCCTGCTGCGATGATCAGGTCCGACTCTGGCGCTGTTACTGCGTTGACTGGCACGGTGCGCAGTCGCCACGCGAAGTCTGCCTCGCCGTCTGGCCCTTTGCCGATCACTGTGTGACCAGCGTTTGAGCCTGCCACTCTGATGCCTAAGAACGGCACCTGGCTGGTTGCAGACAGATGCCCTGCGACTGCTCCCTTGCCTTCACTTCCGAACTGACCGCCCACTACGGCGATGAGGTGTCCTGCCATTTTGTCCCCCCTAAAAGGTTACTTCGTTGGTTGTTGTTTTGGTCCAGTAGTTCGGGTGCACGGTTGCCGACTGGACTGACCAGCACTCGTGACGAGCCAAGATGAACTCGTATTGCCTTGCGATGTTGAGCATCGATCTCTTTTCGAGGTAAAAGCTCGGGAACCAGCGAACGAGACCGAAAGTATAGCGCCTCTTGAGGAAGCAGTCAACCTCGACACGCAGGTCGATCGGTGTGACGTCAGCTTCTAACTTGAAACCACAATACTGAAAGAGCCAGATAGCAGACCTGCACCGCCTGCACTCAGACTCGACCGCCCTCTTATCTAACACTTTTCTTTCTCCTGTTCAAGGCCTAGCTCCGAGTAACTGACCGACCGTCCCCCCTTATAGGGGGGGACGAAGTCGGTCAATATGCTCTCCGCGTGTGCCGATACCTGACCGACCCCGAGGCGGTGAGTATCGGTCAATTCGGTGAGTCTGTTTTTACTCATCGAGCAGCCCTTCGAAGCTTGGCAGCATACCGACAGCAAAGGGCTTGCGGTGCTTGAAATAGCGGCCGTTGCCCTGAACTCGCAGCTCTAAGAAGCCTCTGCCCTCGAGCCCTGCCAGTGCCTGCTTGATCTGGTCTGAGCCGCCCTCGACGACCTGAATGATCTGGTTGGTGCTCATCTCTTGACCGTGCCCTGCCATAAACTCGGAGACGCGCTGCATCAGGCGATCACGTGGCGAGGACGCAGCCGAGCCGCCTGAGATGCCTATTTCGATCTTGTCGCCTTGTGAGATCAGATCGGCGGTGCCGATGTAGCTGGCCTCGAGTGCGATGCCACGGACAAAGCCTGGGCGGTCTTTCGTCACCTTCAAGCGCAGCTTGCCGTTAGAGCCTCGGCCAAAAGGCATCTCGACATCGACCGAGATTGCGACGCCGTCAATGTCGGCGCGCTTGGCCTGGGCACCGATAGCGTAGTTGCCTCGCGTGTCCTTGCTCTTTGTCACGTGATCGATTGTCAGGACGGCGGCACCCCACAGGCGCAGGGGTCGGAGCACGACCTGGCTGAACTGCGTGGCGTCTTTATTCTTTTCAAGATCTAGACCGAGCAGGTTCATCGCCGCATTGACCCCGTCCATCACCAGCAGGGTCGGGCGGCCGTCTCTGATCGCTGGAAGTAGCGCCTGCTGAGCTTCGGCGTCGTACGGCCCGTCTGGGCTGGCGTAGTGAAACTGCTCGAAGTGGTGTTGCTGGACGCCGAGTGCTTTCAAGCGGCCGCGAATGCCCCTGCCCGAATCCTCAAAGTCAACATAAAAAACGACGTGCCCTTTGGCTAGCTCTTGACGCACGGCTTCAAGTGCGACCCAGGTCTTTCCAGACTCTGACTCCCCGAATATGGCGTTGATCTTTCCAGCGTACAGCAGCGCCTTGCCGTCGGTGCGAAACAGAACGCAAGGCTCAGGCTCTGAATCCTCGGCCGCCCAGTCGAGCTTCTTAGGGTGCCAGCTGGTGGTCGGCTCTGTTGCTTCTGGAGCCTGAAAATCTGGCGCTGGTGCTTCGAGCATCTGCGAAACATCGACTAGCTGTAGGCTCGGGCTTGAAGTGCCGAAGCCGAGATTGCGCAGGGCTCCAGCGGCCGCCTTGAAATCGCCGCCGTGGTTGACCAGCGTGTAAACCGCGAACTTACTGTAGGCGCGCTCAGACTCGAACTGCGTGCTGGTGCTAAAGACATAGAAAAAGTCCTGACCGTCGAAGCCAGTGGTCGCCGAGATGCCGTCGTTCTTGCCTGGCCTGCGCCACGCGGTAGTTGACCCCTTGGTATAAACCTTCGACCAGCCAAGCGGCAACAGCAGTTCGTCCCAGCTGGTTTTGTCGCCAAAGTCGTCTCCTGGCAGCAGGCCATCGGTCGGCTTGACCGCGACCTCTGACGCTACCACTGAGGCCTTTGGTAGCTGGTCGAAATACTTGAAGAGGCTGTGCAGCGAGTCGCGCTCGTCCTGCGTCAAAGTCGGAATCGTCTCAATCGAGCCTGAGATGAGCTGCCACGCACGACCCGAAGGGTGGCAAGCGCCGCCCGTTGGTGCGACCACGACATAGCCGCCTTCGCCGCGGGTCTCGACTAAGACATCGACGCCGTCGTTGTCACCTGGTCGCCTGGCCAGCTTCGTGTTGCCTGGCACCTGCCCCTCTATGCGGTAGAGCCAGTGCAGGCCGCCGCTTGGCGTGATTTCGCAGTAGCCCGAGTTGATTCGCTCCCAGAGATCTCCGAGCCCGATCTGCTGCGCCATATCGCGCGCTTGGGTGTGTAGCCCTGCGGCCACCGCCCGACCTTCGAGCTCTAGCATTTCGAGGTTGCCACTGATGTGCCCAGTGATCAGCCCGACCCCGTCGGCGGTCTTGAACCACTTGCGCAGGTCGGCTTCTGTCGGCATCTCGCTCTGGTAGCGTTTCCAGCTTTCCAGTGCTGGCCTCTTGCTGCCGTCGCTGGCCACTGGCACGACCGAGCAGCCAGCAACCGCAAAGCGTAACGCCGCGCTATATACAGTTAGATCACTCACTCTCTACTATTCTCCCCAAAACCCACTCGGCCACTGGCACGGCCACGGCGTTGCCTGTCTGCTTGTACCTTGCGCCGTCGCCTTGCAGCCTACCGAAACTTGAAATCGTCCAATCGTCTGGGAAGCCCTGCAGTCGCTCGCACTCGACGGGCGTCAAGCGACGAACGGTATTCTTGTCAAAAAGCGTCTGATCATTAGAGGTGGCTATGGTCAAAGATCTGTCGTTGCTTATCAACGGTCCCTTGCCACCGCCTGGCTTGCCTTCGCGTTGGCGCATCAAAACCGCTTGGTGTGAGACTGTATCGATGGTGTAAGACGGGTCGCCTTCTGCCCCGACGCCTATGCCGTTTTGTTGCTTTTCGACGTCGCGCGCGTCTTGAATCGGTGTTGCAACCATCGGCACGTTGTTGCCGCCCGTCCCCATCATAGCGGTGAGTGTGTTGATGGTGTCACCTTGGACGCGAGCGCCGTCCTCTTGGTGAGGTGCGAACACGATGGCGTGCGGCGAAGTCGTGTCAATGGTAAACATCGGCCCACCCTCATCTGAGTGCCCACGACCCTGAGGTCCTGCCGTATCCGCACGTCCGATGACGGTGTTTTGAAGTGCAATCACCGTCGCCCGTGCTTCGCCCGTGTTGTCCATCAGGTTCAGGGTCGGCGCAGTCTGGCGCTCTGCCCAGACCTCGGCTGGCAGGTTGCCGTCTGCGTCGCGTTCGCCCGATCTTATGATTTTGACGTACGGTTCGACCACGATGTTGTCCTCGGGGCGCTTGTGCTGTGTGTGGGTTAGGGTTGAGACTCCTTCGAAATACTTAGAGAATCCTGTTGAGCCGAAACTTGTTGCAACGCCGTCAACAACCTCGGCGGCAGCACCTTGCCCCTTCGCGAGGCTCTTCTGATGATACCCTCGGCGGCCTTCGCCGAGATCGAGTATTTTTGCAGGTGTTCGCCAGTCGTCTCCAAGGCGTCCGACAATGAAGACACGACGGCGTCGCTGGGCGACTCCAAAGTGCTGAGCGTCAAGAATCCTATAAGCGAGCCCATACCCGAGTTCTGCCAACGACCCGAGGACGACTCCCATATCCCGTCCGTCGTTAGATGACAACAGACCAGGGACGTTTTCGAGGACGAGCCACTTCGTTTTGGTCTCGTCTGCGAGTCTGTGGATTTCCCAAAAGAGTCCGCTGCGCTCTCCTGCCAGCCCTGCCCGTCGTCCAGCAACGGACAAGTCTTGGCACGGAAATCCGCCAGTGATAACTCCGTTCTCTGGGTCAAATCCTGCACTGAGTAAGTCTCCACCTGTTACCCCCTTGATGTCTGTGAATAGTTGAATGTCTGCGAACCTATCAGCTAGCACTCCGCTTGCCTTCGTGTCAATCTCGACCGCCGCCACGGGTTTGATTCCCTGGCGTTCCATAGCCAAGTCAAAGCCGCCGATTCCAGCGAACAATGAGACGCCTGTTAGCATATAACCCCCCTAAGTAGTTTGTCTTGCGTACCGAGCTGGGAATCGAACCCAGAAGCCAGCTTCCCCGTCTGACTCGTCCAACCTCGGCGGCCTTCCTAGGCTCGGAAGGTGTAGCCTAGAAACCTAGCTGTTGATGATCTTTCCACCTAGCTGCGCAAGAAGCGCCGCGACCTCTGGTGGAACTGCGCCGTCGGCCACGACCGCCTTGGCTGCTGGGGCTTGTGATCCCTTGGCAAGTGCGGCTTTGGCTCGTTCAACGTCGGCGACGTCTGTGGTTGCGTCAATGAGAATCCACGGCGCAGTCTTTCCAGGCTTTGCGACCCCCTGCGAGATGCGAGCCAGAACTTTCTGACCGATCTTTGGCCGCAAGGCGTTGCGAAGTGCGATGTTGAAGAAAAGAACGTCGTTGTGTGACTCGCCGCTGTCCAGATCGATTAGATCGACCGAGACTGCGTCTGCGTCACCGTTCACCGTTTGAATGCCCTCGCGGTAATCCTTCGGCGATATGATAAGAAGGTGCCCCTGCAGATCTGCAGGACGCGGCCCGACTTCGTTTGTTGCTGGAGATGAGAACTCCATTTTGACCCCCTTGGTCTATGTGGTTGGTGGTTGGGTATTGGCAGTCGGCCCGAGGCTCTCCGTCAATTCTTTGCTGATGTCGTTGATTGTCGGCGCTGGCGTCTGGCAGCTGCACCCGTCACGACACGGCTCGCAAGTCACGCGGTGTCTCCTGGACAGCCGACGCTTGCGTCTTGTGAAAAAGGTTTGAAGTAGGGGCACCAGTTGCAAAGGCGATCGGCCTTGGCAGGTATCTGAGCCCACATAGAAGGCGAGCGCTCGACATCAACGGCCGCAAGTAGCGCGTGCACGCTGTCCAATCGCTCGAGCGCTTTCAAGGCGATGCCCTCGTCGTAGTCGTGCATCACCAGGTGCATATCGGCAAGCGAGCCGCCAGTCGGCAAGAAAGCCAGGGCGACCTTATTCACGGCAGCCCCCTGCCTTGCCTTGCCGTAGCCGTAAAGCTGAACCTGGACAATCTGCTGCTGTGTCGCGCCTTCGCGCCTGTACCTGTCGAGCGAGGTGCCGCCAGTCGTTTTCCAGTCCAGGACTATGCCGCGCGCCGTGTCGTAGAGATCGACGGTGCCGCCCAGCCCTGCCCGAATAGTGACTCGCTGCTCCACTTCGAAGCCTTCGACCTTGCCAAAGACCTCGGCGAGGTAGGCGTGTATTGCCGTCCCCACCTGCGCAGCCCAAGAGCCACTGCTGGTCTCGTTCGGCTTGTCCCAGTCGAGCAGCTTGTAAGCCAATCGACGGGTGCACTCATGCCCGACTTCGCTCGGTCCAATGCTGATCTGCCGCGATCTCGGCGAGAAAACGCCTGCGTCAGAGATGATCTTTTGAAGATCTTGCGCGTACTGCGCTGGTGGCTCGTAGAGCGTCGCGAACTCGGTCACTCGTCGTCCTCGTCATCGTCCTCGTAGGGCACCGACGGAATCGGGCCCCAGTCTGGTTGCACGGGCTCTAGAAAGCTCACTCCTCTGTCACCAGAGAGAAACGCCTGCTGACCGTCTCCTTCGACAAGAAACCGAAGATCACTGGGTCCAGGACCTTCTTGGCTTCCTGCACGTCGAATCGCTTGCTCGTCACTCGAGTCCAGCGCACGACCGCTCGTCCCTGGAAAGTGCCGATCTCGTCGTCGCCGAGGGCTTGCTCGATGTGCGTTCTGGCGTCAGCCGCACGCTCCTCGAGCTCTTTGATCTCGCCCTGCAGCTTCTTGTAGAGATCGAGCCAAGCCACAATGCTAATCTCGAGCTCTTTCTTGGTCTGTTCTGTCATCTTTCCCCCCTAGTACCAGTGTTTTTTTTGCCAGTGTGCCCAGGCGCCGCAAGGCCCTGCTGAGCCATAGCGCCTGCCGATGTAGGCCAGCGCCGCAACCGTCTGCGCCACAGGCGCGTCCGAGTGCTTCATTCCGAGATTCTTGTAAGTCGAGTCGAGAAGCTGGCCGATACCGCGAGCGCTCGAGTTTGGATTCTCGGCTGTAGCGTCCCAGGCCGATTCACGGCCAGCAAGACGGACGAAGCAAGAATACTGCTCTGGTGTGAGCAGCTCCTTTGCGAGAGCCTTCGCACTAACCTGATCGATCGCTGGTCGTTCTTTGAAGACCACTGGAACTGCCTGCTCTGCTGTGAATGCTTGCACCAACAAGATGCTGGTGACGACTGCTGCTGCGATACTGAGTCCCCGTCTAAAAAGCCGTTCGAGTCTAGAGCACACAGGGCGCTCCTTTCTTGAGCAGGTCTAATCGAACTTTGGTTTGTCATAGCCTGCTGCTTTGAGTAAGTCAAGAAGTACCGAGAGCGGTACGATGGCTGGCCAGTCGTCGATATGACTGGGCCCTTGGCCGTCCAGACGGAGCACTGCCACTGGCAGGAGCCCGTCTTGCTGGCGATCGCGTAGCTGCTTCATCGCGGCACTGACCTGAATGCCTCGACGAGCCTTGACTTCGACGTCCACACCGATCACGCCAGTGATGTCCGTCCCTATCCTGCCCGAGCCTGCTGGCTGGGCGTAGGGGAAGCCGTGCTCGCGAAAATACTCGGCGACGATTCTCTGAGATTCGTAGCCCCGAGCGATGCGTGAAGAAGTCACCCCAAGACCTTCCAGAGCGCGACGGCGCCGATGACGACGCCAACGCTGATGCCTGGAAGTACGGAACGCCTTGGAGCGACCACCCCCGTCAAAGCCGAGCAAAACCTTACCCACGCGAGTTGCTCACGTACGTCGAGCCGTTTCTTTCGCATTGAATATCTCTTTCAGTTCAAGTCCGACGTCGTAAGGCGAGTGGTAGTACGCGCTCGTCGTCTGATCGCCAGAGACTAGCAGCAGGCACCATACGCTTGCTGGTAGTTGGATTCTGTACCACTGGCCTGCAGCTGTCTCGCCTGCGAGCTCGTAGTGGTCTGGTAGTGGGCCGACCGTCAGCCTGCGCTGTGCCCTGCTCTGATTAGAGTCTGATTCGGTCCTAAGTGCGTATTTGAATGAGTGCATCGAGGTCCTTCCCCCTGTTGTTGGATAAGTAAAGCACGCCCTTCGAGCGCTTGTCAAAGCGACACGCCGCCCTGAGCCGCCGCTGCCGCAAGCATCGCGCGCAGTCTGGCCAGAGCCTCGAAGGTGTGGTCGATCTGTGGTGCTGGACAGCTCTCGACGAACCCCAGCTTTCGCGCCTGTTCGTAAGCCTGATCCCTCGACAGGCCCTCTCGAATCAGGCGATTCATCTTGGTGGTCGTGCCTTCTTGCTTGATATTGCGGCGCATACCCTCGTGGTTGATGTCGAGCCTGCTGACCAGGTCAGAAGTCGAAAGGAGCACGTGCTCGGTGATGGCGCACAGATCTGGAAGAGCCACGCGCTCGACAGACGAGTGCGAGATGTCGCGTTCGTGCCAGAGTGCTATCCCCTCGGTGATCGGCATAACATAAGACCTCGCTAGCCGAGCCAGGCCAGAGACCTTCTCAGCCGTGATCGGGTTGCGCTTGTGCGGCATTGAGGACGAACCTCGCTGCCCCTTGGCGGTGCCTTCAAAGATCTCGGCCACCTCGCTACGCTGTCCGTGCCTGATCTCGAGTGCCAAGGCCTCGCAGACGGTCACGACGTTGGCCAGGCTGTAGGCCCAGGCGCCGAGGCTGTCGCGCATAAGCACCTGCGTTGAGCTGTCTGGCACGTTCAGGCCTAGCGCTGAACAGACTGCAATCTCGACGTCTCTGGGCACGTGCACATAATTACCGAGTGGACCCGAAACGTGACCGACTCTGACTTGATCTGCCGAGGCCACAAAGCGATCAAGCGACCTGGCCAGCGCTAGTGCGATGTCTGCGACTCGATAGCCCCAGCTGGTCGGCTCAGCCGCCTGCCCGTGGGTGCGGCCCTGCCTGATTGTGCCTCGGTGCTCGGTGGCGTGCGCTATTAGGTCGGCCAGGAGCGTGTAGCCAGCGTTGCCGATAAGCACGTTGGCCTGGGTCAAGATCAAAGCCTGGGCAGTTTCGACCACATCAGAGCTGGTCAGCCCGTAGTGTAGCCAGCGATGAACGCCTTCGTGCTCGGTGTTCTCTTTCCAGGCTGCCAAAAAGGCCATAAGGTCGTGGCGCAGCGTCTCCTCTTGGGCACGCACTTGCTCCAGCGACGGCCTTAGCGTGAGCTCGAGGTGCATATGCATATCGGGCGGCACGATTCCGAGCTGCCCTTGTGCTTTCATCACTTCAATCTCGACCGCTGCCCAGTAAAGGACTTTGTTAGCATCGCACCAGACCAGGTTCATCTCTCGCGAGCAATAACGGTCGATCACTTCTTGGTGTAGTCTTTCAGTGCCTGGTTGATGACTTCGGAGACGCTGGTCTCCTCTCGCTCTGCCAGCTTGCGTGCTGCTTGCCAAAGGTGGTCCGAAACTCGGACGCTTCTGATTGGTGTGCTCATTCAAATCCCTTCGAATAGACATTCTGTGGCCGCGCCCCAGCAATAGCCAGAGCCCGTCCACCAGAGATGCCCACTCACGTAGTAAATGACGGCAATCGCCGCCAATATCAATATGGCGCGAACGCGCCTGCCTCGCTTGTTCAATTTCATTTTGCTGCTTTTGCTTGTGCGGCCGCGTACTTCGCAACCAGTGCCTGACGCTGTGGCTCGGCTGCGTCGTTGTCGCGGTGCCAAATTGCTGACGAGAACATCTGGGCTGCAACAACCGCTGGAACCTTGCTGATCTCGTGGTGAATTATGTTCTCCGCTGCGTCGCTCGCCTTGCGAATGGCAATCTGCTCATCGCGCAGTGCTGAAATCTGTGCTTCAATCTCTGCGACCTTCTGGCGTGCTTCCAGTTTGATTGCTTCCAGTTCGCCTGCGCGAGCCTGGCGCGCGACTGCTTCAGCTGCTTCGGTCGCCCTGCTTGCTTCGCGCCATTCAGCCGAGAAGCGACTGTCGTTGATCGCGACTAGCGCGTTCTTGAAAGCGCGAGCGCGCTCTGTGCTTAGTGCCTGACCTGCCCATTGAAAGAGGCTCTGGCCTTCTGCTGGTCCTGCTGTGAGTTCTGTTGTTGTCATTTTCTTGCCTTCCGTTTAGGGGCCCTTTCTGGGCTTATGAGATAAGAATACCACATCGTCCATACACTGTCAATACAGAAATCGGCGTGTCGTGGTGTGACGTTGGTCACTTGACCAGCTCCCAGCCTGCGTTCTGCACGCCATTCACGAAGCGAGCCTGAGCCTCTTTGGAGCCGATGCCGCCGTAGAAAGTGGCGATCTCGAGCCAGCTGTCTTGTCCGTTGGTTACCAAAGCGGTCACCTGCCAGGCGCCACTTGACTTGACACGAAAGACGTTCATTCGACCGACTCCTCAATCTGCTCGACCTTGCGAACTGCAGCCTCTTTGGTGGCGCCTACAAAGCGACCTTTCCAGTAATAGACGCCGTCGAGTTCTACAAGGCTGAGCTCGACGAGCTCCTTATGGCTCTGAACTGGTGGGGTCGTCATTAGAGTAGCCCCTTGATGATCTTGCGCAAGAGCTCGACTGAGATGTCGCCGTTGAGTGTGACCTTGCTGGCCACGAATGCCTTGCCTACGAACTTGATGACGTTGATGGTCTCGTCGTCGAGTGAAACGCGCACGCCCTCTGCGAAGTAGCTCTGGCCGTTGCGAGTGATGTAGCCAGCTTGTGCTTCTGTCCAGACGTCCACGCCACCGAACTCGTTGTACTGTGGGACTGCGCATTCGCCGTCTGCGATTACGAGCATTACTGCCTGGTCGATCTTTGCTGTTGCTGTTGCTGTTGTCATTTTCTTGCCTTCCGTTTTTAGGGGCCTTTCCCCGTCCTTATAAGATAAGAATACCATACCGTCAATACGCCGTCAATACAGAGATCGGCGTGTCGCGTGTGAGGTTGATCACACCGCTAAGCGTGACAGCTGCAGTCGCAGGGGCGACGACGACTTGGAAAGGCACCCATATGGGCGACTTGGGTGCAACCATCGTGCCGATCTGTGGCGCACCTAGCCGATTGAAAAGTCGCTAGGTACTCGCGAGCGCCTTTCATTCGTACTTCTCCTCTAGGGTGTCAAAGTCTGAACAGCTACAACTTCCAACCTGCTCGTCGCAGCCGTCGCAGGTCTCGTCTAGACCTAGAGCCACGTCGTCTTCAAGCCTGGGCTCGGGGCTCATCGGTGCTCCCAAGCTGCGCGAGGCGCATAGGGCTCTGTTTGGTTTGGTTCTAGCCAGTAGGCAGCTAGGCGGTCGGCACGCTCGTCGGTTCCGATGATGACCTGCTCGTCACAAACGACAAAGTCCTTGGTGCGTCCGTCGCCCTTGACGAGTTTCATCTCGATGGTGTTGTCGTCTGCCCAGCGTATGCAGACAACGCGCTTGCCGAGCGCGCTGGTGCCCTTGCCCAAGCGGTACTCCCAAGTGATGCCTTTGCGGTCAAGCCAAGTTCTTGTGATCTTCTCTGTCTTTATCATTGGTTCACCTTCTTTTGAAGAATTGCTTCGATTTGTTGAACTGCATCAACCAAGGTCGAAGCAATCACTTTGTCCTTATTGACGTGGAAAGAATAAAACCTCTTGCCACCCCAGGAAGCTTTACCGATGTGGATTCCTTTGTAGTAATAAGCAGTGCCCCACGCACCTTTGAACTTTTCAATCCCTTCTGGAAACAGAGTCATTATGCGCCTGCCTTTATCTTGTTGTATGGGTGGCTTGGTGAGTCCCAAGGTGTGCAAGTCTCACAGACGAGATTCTCGCCGCCGAGAAGGTGAGTGAAGTAGAGCGCCCAGCGACCGAGCGGTGTGTTGTGCTTTGTTGCTTTTGGCTTTGCCTGAATAGCACAGCGCAGGTACATTCCTGCGTGCTGTTCACAGGTCACGTCGCCGTTGTCTGAAACCCAAAGGCGAGCTTCGATTTGTGCTTCGTTGATCTTTGCTGCTGTCATTTTCTTGCCTTCCGTTTAGGGCCCTTTCTGGGCTTATTGAATAAGAATATCACGCGTGTGCATACGCTGTCAATACAGAGATTGGCGTGTCGCAGTGTGACGTTGGTCACACCAAGTCGCCTGGCGTCTTGATCTTTCGCATCTCTTTGGCGATGATGCGGTTGCCCCAAAATCTGAGCACTGGCTCTGGCAGCTGGGGAAGCCTAATCTCCTTGAAGGGCAGACAGACCAAAATCAGTAACGGCCAGAAGGCGAGAAAGAAAGCCATCACCGACCAGGCGAACAGACTGCGACCCTTGACTAGCGCCACAAATGCGACCACTGGCACTGCCAAGATGGACCACCAGCCCATCAGTTCGAGACCTGGTTGTACTCGGACAGCGCCTGGGAAAGCTGGCGAATCGAGTCAATCAAGACGTCGCGAGTCTCATCTGGCTCCTGACGCTCCTCGGCTTCTAGGAGCTGGTTGCCGACGGTGTACATCGCCGAAGCGATGCCCGTCCAGACCTCTTTGACGGCGCCCATTAGAAGGCGCTCCTTGCGATAAACCAGAGACCGTCGCGACGAGCTAGCTCGTAGCCTCGCTCTGGGTACAGCTGCTGGAACCTGACCAGGCCTGCCTTGAGTGGTGCGGTCTTTATTCTGGTGCCGCTGTTCGAGTATCCGTCTATCCAGAGCTCGATCATTATGCGCTCACAGTCACGCGGTCGTTGGCGCGGCATTCACCGCACCAGTCTTCTACCTCTTCGGCGTTCGCCCAGAGGCGGCGGTAGTTCGAGTCTTGCACGATCGAGCTGTGGTCCTCGCATATCAGCAGCCACTTGCCGCCGTCGTTGATGTCCAGACCTTCTTCTTCTGTCAAGCAGATCGAGACTGTGACGAACTCCTCGCCCACTAGGACCTTCTTGCTCTTTGCTGTTGTTGTGCTTGCCATTTTCTTGCCTTCCGTTTTTAGGGGCTTGTCCCCGTCCTTATGAGATAAGCGTACCACGCCGTGCATACGCTGTCAATACGGAGAGGCACCGCGCGTCGGCGTGTCGCGTGTGAGGTTGATCACATCTCGGACATAGATGAAGGCCCCCCACCCGTGAGGGCAGGGGGGCCTGTTGTATCTGGTTACTTAGAGCCGAGTCCGAACTGCGTGGCCCGAGGGTCCAGCGCTTTCAGTAGGGGACCAGCGACTGCGGCGATGCCAGCCAGTGCGTAGTCCTTGAGTGGGCGTGTCTGATCGACGAGATACAAAGCTAGTGCGGCCGATGCCGCTGCTCGAAGGTACGAAGTGACCATCGCATCGAGCTTGGTCTTGGTTTGCTTGGTCATAGTTCTACTCCTTGAAGGTTGGTCTGCCGAAGCCGACGACAGAGACGGGCAGCGATACTCTGATCTTGCTGCGATTCTTGATCTTGTAGGCGCGAGTCTTTAGGCAGACCTCGCCGCCGTTGCGCTGATCTCCGCGCTTGTCTGGGCTGGTGTTGCCTTCGACTGTGGCGATCGTGCCGTCGCCGTTGTCTCGAACAACGATTCCAACGTGCGAGATGCGATCGACCCCATCGCCAGGGAAGTCAAAAAATACGATATCGCCTGGCTCTGGTAGTGCGACAGCTGCATCTTGCCACGCGCCTTTCTTCTTGAAGGCTGCAGCGCCTGCAGCAGTGGAAACACAGTTCGGGAGCTTGAGCGAGACGCCGTTGGCGCACCACATCACAAAAGAGCCGCACCAAGGCAAGAACTGGGCCTTGGCGAAGGCGCCGTACTTGGTCTGGTTCTCTTTGGGTCCTTCGATCGTGCCAGCCTCTGCCAGCGCTGTCGCGATGAACTCGGTCCTCTGACTCATTTTGCCCCTCTTTCGATTAGAACTCGGTAGATCTCTTCGACCTGGCGCTCGAGCCTGGTGACTGAGTCGCTAAGACTGGAGCCACCGTTCGGCTTGAGCTCGCTCAGGTAGTGCTTGACTAGAAAGCGCACCATCACGGCGAAAGAGCCGACTAGCGTTACGATCGCGACTGCCAGGCCTGCCCAGTCTGACGGGCTCACCTTTCGATCGCCAGCACTTGCACAGTGACGGTGCCAGCTGAGGTGATCGCATAGAGCGCGGCCTCGCGGTTGTGAAGTGTGATCTTGTCGCCGTTGTCCATCTTGTAGCCAGTGCTGCTGGTGACATCTGAAGCCCCAAGGTAGCACGTGCCGCTTGAGCTGTGCAAATAGACCATCTCGCCGACAGCGTCGGCTGCAGCAAGCAGGGTCGCAGTCGTGCCGACCGTGACTTGTGCTGATCTGACTCCCATATTTCTCTCCTTGTGTGGTAGTGGTGGGGCTAGAGGCCTTTCACCTCATCGCAGTGCAGGCTTCGACCCCTGCATAGCGTCATCGCACGTCAGACGTCTCTGCGTGCTGCCCCCTCTAAATCCGATCTCCTCTGATTCGTCGATCGCGTCGTCAATGTCGCGCAACAACGGAACCAGGTCCGTCAGCAGCGTGTCTATTTAGAGCGCTGCGATTTCATCGGCAGTCAACCCAAGCGCTGCGAGTTTGGCCAATGCCGATTTTCGCGCGTCGATAGCCGCTTCTTCGCTCTTTGCGCGCTCTCTGGCCGCCTCTGCATCGGCTTCGCGCTGTGCTGTCTCTTCAGCAGTGAAAGCTCTTCTGAGTGTTTCACCCGTTTGGGCATTGATTTCTAAGACGTCAGTCGTTTCCATTTTTATACTCCGTATCCGTATATGTAAAGCGTTCCAGTCAAAGTCCCAGCATCACAAAAGAATGAAAGCCCATCGAATTGCGTTGCGCCATTGAAGAACCCAATGTATTCACGGACTTCGGCGGCCGATGCAGAAGGCCAACCCTGTGAGACTTGATACCACTGCGTTTTGTTTGTTGTTTGAGGGTCAAATAAATCCATTATCTCCAAAGTGACAGAAGCGCCACCACTTGAGGAAAGAATGGCTGTTTGGTTTAGTTGCGATGTGTTTGCGCCCGTCCACCGATTTAGGTACATCTGATGGTTGGCGGTGGTATTGCTCGTCCCACTGGTTCGGAGCCTGAAGTTCATATAGTCGCTAGTGGAAGAATAACCAGAGAAGATCACCCTGTAGTTCCTGTACGCACTAGTAAAAACTCCATCAACGTTTGTTGTGGCGGTGGCACTGATCGTCGTAGTGCTAATCAGGTTCAATCCTGATGTAGCAGCGGCAGGAGTTGCCCAGGTTGGAACTCCACCCGAGACAGTGAGCACCTGAGCAGTTGAACCTATAGTTCTTTTTCCAAGAGTATTTGCAGCAGTGGCATAAATAATGTCACCAGTTGCATAGGTTGATTGTGCAGTGCCACCGTTGGTTGCTCCGAGAGTTCCCGTCACGCCAGTCGTGAGAGGCAAGCCAGTCGTGTTCGTTAGCACGCCAGACGCTGGGGTTCCTAATGCTGGTGTTGTTAGCGTGGGTGCGGTCAGCGTCTTGTTGGTCAGCGTGTCCGTGGTCGCGCGCCCGACGATCGTGTCGGTTGAAGTCGGAAGGGTAAGAGTGCCAGTATTGCTGATCGAGGAGATGATCGGGCTGGTTAGAGTCTTGTTGGCCAGCGTCTGAGCTGTCGTCAAATCTGCAGTGACTGCTGTGTCGATCGCGAGTGATACGGCGCCCGAGGTGCCGCCACCCGAAAGGCCAGTGCCTGCCGTTACTTGAGTGATGTCGCCAGACTCTGGTGTTGCGAACTGAAAGAAGATCGCGGCGCTGGTACTTGTGAAGTAGAGAACTCCACCCTGGTATTGCGCGAGAATGAGTGAGCCTGACGTGTTCACGGTTGCGGTTCCAGCTGTCACCGTGCAGACTCCTGCACCGCGATTCTGAATCGTAACGATGTCGCCTGCCGCGAATAGAGAGGTGTTCACCGTGATCGTGGTAGAGCCAGCACTCGACATCGCGACCGTTGTGCCAGCGTCAGCAGCCAGCAGCACGTAGCTTGCGGTCTTGGCCGTTGTGTCACCACCGAGCATCGCGGTCTGTTGCAGCGATGTCATCTGCGCAGCGCTGAGCACCTGCCCAGTCGTGAAGGTCTGCTTTGCCATTTCGTCTCCTTGTTAGTAGGTAAGCACGTCGGTGTCTAGAACGCCCTGGGTCAGAGAGTTCAGAATAAAAGCCTGAATGATCGGCTCTGCTGTCAGCAGCGTCGCGCCGAAAGTGGTGCGCGTGATGTCGTACTGCACGCCCTGCACGAATAGCTCGCGCGTGACGGTGGTTGCGCCTGGCATCGCTTTGGTGACGTTGACCAGATCGAACAGCTCTGCGTTCAGGGCTGCAACGATGCGAGTGGTTGCAGTCGCGTCCATCAAGTTCAAGCCCATCGAGTCGATGCGTAGCGTTGTCTCTTTGCGAGCCAGCAAGATGCTCCTGGCCATATTCAGCGCCTCGTTGTCTGTTTCGATCAGGATATCCTTGCGAATACCCGAATGCTGGAAGTAGGTACTCACCGAGGTCGCGTCTGAGACGTTTTGTGCGACGCCGCCTGCTCTTTGAACCGTGACGTCGTTGACCAAAAGCGTGTCATCAAAAGCAAAATCGATGCTCTGAAAAGCGATGCCGACGCCCGTGTCGCTGTAGATTGTGGCTGTGGCGTCAGCTTTC